GACTCATATGATATTTCAGGAACAGTAGGAGGGGGTGGGTCTAACGGAGCTTTGCATGGATTGACTAAATTCAACATGGATGATGCCCCCTCTAATGAATTTTTCTTGGAGTATGTAGCAAGACCACAGACAGCAGAGATATTCTTTGAGGAGGTACTGATGGCGTGTGTGTTCTATGGTATGCCCATACTTGTAGAGAACAATAAGCCTAGGCTGCTATATCATTTTAAGAATAGGGGGTATAGAGGTTTTAGTATAAACAGACCCGACAAGCACTATAACAAGCTGTCTCGCACAGAGAGAGAGCTTGGAGGTATACCTAACTCAAGTGAGGATGTTAAGCAGTCTCACGCCTCAGCTATTGAGTCCTATATAGAGAAGTATGTAGGCATAGATTTAAGTGGAACATACAGAGATATGGATGACATGGGCTCAATGATGTTCACTAGAACGCTTGAGGATTGGGCAAAATTTGATATTAGTAACAGAACAAAATACGATGCCACTATTAGCTCAGGGTTGGCGATTATGGCTAACCAAAAGAATGCGTACCTGCCTGAGAAAAAAGAGTCGAAAATAAGTATTAACTTTGCAAGGTATAGTAATAAAGGAACAATAAGTGAATTAATTAAAAGATGAAAGACGTAAAGGTAAACATTTCATCTGCAGGATTCCCTAGTCAATTTGTATCTGACGCTGAGAAAGCAACGGAAGAATTTGGATTACAGGTAGGTCAAGCCATTCAATATGAATGGTTCAAAAGAGATGGGAGTTCTTGTAGGTATTACAGTCAGATGAGAGATTTTCATAGACTGAGACTATATGCAAGAGGGGAACAATCTATTGCAAAATATAAAACAGAGCTAGCCGTAGACGGTGACTTATCATATCTAAATTTAGATTGGACACCTGTTCCTATATTACCTAAGTTCGTAGACATAGTTGTTAACGGGATGTCAGACAGGCTGTTTAGAGTAAAGGCTTACTCTGAGGATGCATTGTCACAGGCAAAGCGTAGCAAGTATCAAGATATAATTGAGGGACAGATGGCAGCTAAGGAGGTTCTTCTTACTATACAAGAGAAGTCGGGTGTAGACCCATTCGCTATGAATCCTGCCGAGCTTCCTGAGAACGATGAGGAGCTAGCCTTATATATGAATCTAAACTACAAGCCTGCTATAGAGATAGCAGAGGAGGAGGCTATTGATACCATATTCTCAGAGAATCATTATCAGGATATTAGAAAGAGACTAGACTATGACCTTACTGTACTAGGTATTAGTGTAGCTAAGAATGAGTTCCTTCCGGGCTCAGGGGTAAAGGTGTCGTATGTAGACCCTGCAAATGTGGTGTATAGCTATACCGAGGACCCACACTTCAAAGACTGCTTCTATTGGGGAGAAATAAAGACCTTGCCATTAACGGAGCTACTGAAGATAGACCCTACATTAACTAAAGAAGACCTAGAGAAAATTAGTAAGTACGGGCAGAGTTGGTATGACTACTATAATGTTGCTCAGTATTATGACAACGATATCTTCTATAGAGACACCTGTACCTTGATGTACTTCAACTACAAGACCACAAAGAAGATTGTATATAAGAAAAAGATTCTTGAGGGTGGAGGAGCTAGAGTTATAGAGAAGGATGATTCATTCAATCCACCACAAGAGATGATGGAGGAAGGAAGATTCGAGAAGATAGAGAAGACTATTGATGTATGGTATGATGGTGTAATGGTTATGGGAACAAACATTATGCTTAAGTGGGAGCTTGCAAGAAACATGGTACGACCAAAGTCAGCAAGTCAGCACGCACTACCAAACTATGTTGCTGTAGCACCAAGAATGTATAAAGGAAACATTGAGTCATTAGTAAGACGAATGATTCCTTTCGCTGATTTAATTCAGATGACACACCTAAAACTACAGCAGGTGATATCTCGTGTTGTACCTGACGGTGTATATATTGATGCCGATGGTCTCAATGAGGTAGACCTAGGCACAGGCTCGGCATACAACCCTGAGGATGCACTAAGGCTATACTTCCAAACAGGTAGTGTTATAGGTAGAAGCTATACTCAGGATGGTGAGTTTAATAATGCTAGGGTTCCTATCACTGAGCTTACATCCAACTCAGGAGCAAGTAAAGCTCAGATGTTGATATACAACTATAACCACTACCTTGATATGATTAGAGCGGTGACAGGACTTAATGAGGCTAGAGATGGCTCTACCCCCGACCCTAACTCATTAGTGGGATTACAGAAGCTTGCAGCATTAAACTCAAACACAGCAACAAGACATATACTAGATGGTAGTCTTTATATATATAGAACACTTGCTGAGTCATTAACATATCGTATTGCAGATATACTAGAGTATTCAGACTTCAAGGATGAGTTTATTAATCAGATAGGTAAATATAATGTAAGTATACTTGGAGATATCTCTGAGCTTTACCTATATGACTTTGGTATATTCATAGAGGTTAGCCCTGATGAGGAGGAGAAAGCTCAGCTTGAGCAGAACATTCAGATGGCACTATCTAAGAATGACATCAACCTTGAGGACGCTATAGATATTCGTGAGATTAGAAATATCAAGATGGCTAATCAGTTCCTGAAGATGAAGCGTAAAGCACTTCAGCAGAGAGAGAGCGAGATGGCTATGCAGCAGCAGGCTATGCAGCAGCAGACTCAGCTACAGTCACAGCAGATGGCGGCAGAGGCTGCAATGCAGAAGATACAGGCTGAGACACAGTCTAAGATGCAGATTAAGCAGGCTGAGGTTGCTTTTGAGATTGAGAAGCTTAAGCACGAGGCTGAGCTTAAACGTCAGCTTATGCAGACTGAGTTTGATTTCAATATGCAGCTACGTGATGTTTCAGAGGGAGCACTGCAAAGTAGAGAGGACCAAAGAGAGAAGGCTAAGGCAGAAAGAATTAGTCAGCAGAATACTCAGCAGTCTCAGCTTATCAATCAAAGAAAGAATAATCTACCTCCACAGACCTTTGAATCTAACGAGGATAGCTTAGATGGTTTTGATTTAGCCGAGTTTGAACCTCGATAAAATCGTTAAAAAAAATAACTAACTTTGTAAAAATTAAATTAAATGGAAATTAAAGTAAAAGCAGTTGAGTCTCCTGAGACTAAATCTATTCAGGAAGTGGAGAAAGAGCTTCTTGAAAAGCATGAAGAGTCATTGAATAATGAAGCAGGAGAGACTAACAATAGCGGAGTGGAAGAAAGCACTGAGAGTGCCGCCACCACACAAGAGCAAGAAAGTGTACAGCCGCAAGGCGAAGCACAAGAAGAATCCTCAGAGTTAAGTGAGGAAGACGTTCTTTCATATATTGGAAAAAGATATGGCAAGGAAATCAATTCATTCGATGACTTGATGACTGAGCGAGAATCTTCAGAGGAACTACCTGAAGATGTAGCAGCCTATCTAAAATATAAACAAGATACGGGGCGTGGATTTGAAGACTTTGTAAAGTTACAGCAAGACTTCGATGAGATGCACCCTGATGATTTGCTAGAGTCTTATTATAAAGCCACAGAGGAAGGGCTTGATGATGACGACATAGATATAATGTTAGACGAGTTTGACTATGATGAAGAGATAGATGATGAGTCTGAGGTTAAAAAGAAAAAGCTAGCAAAGAAAAAAGAGATTGCAAAAGCTAAGAGCTACTTCAATGAGATGAAGGAACAGTACAAGCAGCCACTTGAGTCAAGGGTTAGTGAGAGTTCCCAAGTCGATACTGAAAAGCTTGAGGCTTACGAGCAATATATAAAATCTGCTGAGACCCAAAAGGAAGAGGGTGAGCGTAGAAGACAGTGGTTTACTGAAAAGACCGATGAGGTTTTTGGAGGAGAGTTCAAAGGTTTTGAGTTCTCTGTTGACGGTAACTCAATTCTATATTCACCACAGTCTGTAGATGCAATGAAGAAGGAGCAGTCTAATGTAATGAACTTTATAAATAAGTTTATGACAGAGGATGGCTTAATCTCCGATGCTCAAGGATACCATAAGGCGATAGCAGTTGCATCAAACCCTGAGAAGTTCGCTCAGTTCTTTTATGAGCAAGGTCGAGCTTCAGCTACTGAGGATGTTGCACGCAAGATGAAAAACATTGATATGTCTGAGCGTAAGACACCTGAGGTAACGTCAAGGGGCGGAGTGCAGGTTCGAGCTGTAAACCCTGATTCGGGTAGAGGCTTGAAAATAAGAAGTATAAAAAGAAAATAATTTTAAAAAAAGAAAAAGAAAATGGCAGTAGACCCAACACCGGGATTTGACTTGCAGCCATCTGCAACTCAGATTCCCACAGCAACAAACTACATTACCAACTTCGACTTCTTGAATCAGTATCTCCCTGATACTTATGAGAAGGAGTTTGAGCGTTATGGTAATAGAACGATTGCATCTTTCCTACGTATGGTAGGAGCAGAGATGCCGTCAAACTCTGACCTTATTAAGTGGGCAGAGCAAGGAAGATTACACACTAAGTACACAGGCGTAGGTACAGCGGCAGCAGCGGCAGCTGACACCGCAGTATTCCAAGTGAATGATGTTTTAGCACCTGCAGGTTCAACAGCAGGAGCTTTAGGTACAGCACAGATTGCTCTAAGAGTAGGGCAGACTGTTATGGTTGTTCAGAATGGAGGTACAGGAAGCAACAAAGGTATTATCACTGCAGTTGACCTTCCTAACGACCAATTCACTGTAGCCTTCTATGAAGCAGGTGGACTTGTAACAGCGGGTACAGGATTAGGTAGTAATGACGTAACAGTATTCATCTACGGTTCTGAATTTAAGAAAGGAACTGAAGGAATGAGTGGTTCTTTAGAAGCTGATGACACTATCTTTGAGAACTCTCCAATCATCTTGAAAGACAAGTATGCAGTATCAGGTTCTGATATGGCACAGATTGGATGGGTTGAGGTAACAACTGAGAACGGAGCTACAGGATACCTATGGTACATGAAGTCTGAGCACGAGACTCGTTTACGTTTTGACGACTATCTTGAGACAGCAATGATTGAAGCAGTTCCTGCAGAAGCAGCAGGTGGTGCAATCGCAGCAGGATTCAAAGGTTCTGAAGGTATCTTCTACGTTGTAGAAAATAGAGGTAACGTATTCAGCGGTGGTAACCCAACTTTATTATCAGACTTTGATAATATCATTTCAAGATTAGACAAGCAAGGTTCTATCGAGGAGAATGTTATCTTCCTAGACCGACAGTTCTCTTTCGACATTGATGATATGTTGGCACAGCAGAACTCTTACGGAGCGAATGGTACATCTTACGGATTGTTTGACAATGACGAAGAGATGGCGTTGAACCTTGGGTTCACAGGATTCCGTAGAGGATATGACTTCTACAAGTCTGATTGGAAATACTTGAATGACCCAACAATGAGAGGTGGTTTACCAACAGGTGCAGGTTCAGGTCGTGTAAACGGTCTATTAGTTCCTGCAGGTTCCACTACTGTATATGACCAAATCATGGGTAAGAATGCTAAGCGTCCTTTCCTTCATGTACGTTACCGAGCTTCAGAGACTGAAGACAGACGATACAAGACTTGGATTACAGGTTCAGCAGGTGGGGCACGTACTTCTGACTTAGATGCAATGGAGGTTCACTTCCTTTCTGAGAGAGCAGTATGTACTCTAGGAGCAAACAACTTCTTCTTATTCCAAGAGTAAGAATGATTTAACACAAACAAGGGGAGTGTCTAATGGCACTCCCTATTTTTTAAAAATTAAATTTTATCTAATGAAAACAAAAGAAAGATTCGTAAGCAAGAGCTATCGGCTCACAAGAGAGGTTGCACCCTTATCATTTATGTTACCATCAAGGGGCAGCAAAAGATTTCCACTACTATGGTTTGATGACGACAAAGGTATAAACAGACCTATTCGTTATGCCATCAATCAAAAGACTCCTTTTGAGGATGAGCAGGATGGTAATGCCATTGTAGAACCTATTATATTTGAAGATGGATTTCTTCATGTACCAAAAACTAATCAGATATTACAGCAGTTCCTACACCTACACCCTATGAATGGTAAATCATTTATAGAAATTAATGAAGAGCAGGACGCTTCAGCAGATGTAGAGATTCTAAACCTAGAGGTTGATGCGTTGATAGAAGCTCGTCAGCTTAGCTTAGGACAGCTTGAGAATATTGCTTCAGTAATATTTGGCATAGACACATCGAAGGTGTCTACAGCAGAGATGAAACGTGATATCTTAGTCTATGCTAGAAAATATCCTGAGGACTTCCTAGATATTGTCAGAGACCCAATGCTGAAGCTTCAGGCTACAGTGAGAAGATTCTTTGATACAGGAATACTACAGTTTAGAAAGAACCAAAAAGAGGTATGGTATGCAACGACAACAAACAAGAAGAAGATGCTTAACATACCATTTGGTGAGGACCCATACTTAACAGTTGCTAGCTTCTTCCAAACGGATGAAGGAGTGGAAGCTTTAAAAGTTTTAGAGAAGCTTTTGTAGTTTGGCATATATTTTGTATATTTGTTTATCCTCATAACGAAAGTTAATTTCATACTCTAACAGAGGGCTTTTACGAGCCCTCTTTTTTTTTCATTATCTTTGTGTAAAGAAAATAAAAGATGATAAACTCAGTTAGAAATACCGTTCTATCTATTCTTAACAAGAACAATTACGGATATATCTCTCCATCTGATTTCAACCTGTTTGCCAAGCAAGCACAGCTAGATATATTTGATGAATACTTTTATCAGTATAACTATCAGATACAGAAAGAGAATGCCCGTCAGTCAGGTACAGGATATGCAGATATCAAGAGAAGCTATGAGGAGGTTATAGAGTTTTTCTCAGAAACAAAATATCTTACTCACAATGTTGACAATACCTTTTATCTGCCTGCTCAGCTGTATACAGGTGATGACTATTATCTTATTAATAAAGTCTTGGGTTTTGAGACAACGGTAACAAGTGGTACTAGCACTGCTGTGTTACCAAACAGTCTTGAGGATAGTGGTGCTGATTTTATATCTAGTGGAGTTCAGGTGGGTGATATTGTATTTAACCTTAGACCTGTTGCTCCAACATTTGCAACAGTAACTCAGGTGTTAAGTGGTAACATACTAGTATTATCTTCAGATATATTTACAGTAAATGCTTCAGCATATATAATATTTAAACCAAAGCAGAACGAGCTTGAGAAGGTTACTCAAGGAAAGATAACAATGCTTAACAACTCTATGCTTACTGCACCAAATAGATTGTTTCCTGCATATACTCAGGAAGGCAATTTACTTACAGCATATCCCTCATCATTGACAGAAGGAATCCTTTGTCAGTATATAAGATATCCTAAAGACCCTAAGTGGACGTATGTTACACTTACTAATGGTGAGCCTGTATTTGATTCATCACAGGCTGACTTCCAAGACTTTGAGTTGCCGATTGATGACCAAGTAGATTTAGTAAACAAGATTCTTCAGTATGCAGGTATGTCAATTAGAGAGATACAAGCGGTACAGTTTGGTAAAGCTGAGGAGCAAATGAATGACCAACAAGAAAAATAATGTCATATATAACACAATACCAATACTATGAGAATGGGGGCAATAGCCCTGAGGATGCTAATTGGGGTTCATACCAATACATCTCCCTGTATGATATCGTCAACAACTATATGCTGATGTACTCCGGGAATCATTCCATGGTTAACAACGAGGAGAGATATAAGATTCTGTTCCATGCTAAGCGTGGTATACAGGAGCTAAACTATGATGCGTTCAAAGAGATAAAGGTTTTACAGCTAGACGTTTCTGATAGCTTGAGATTTGTTCTGCCTCCTGACTATGTGAATTGGGTTAGAGTATCTCTATATAAGGATGGGCTGATAAGACCGCTTACTGAAAATATTCAGACTAATTATAGCGATGCTTACCTTCAGGATAATACCTATAGGATTTTATTTGATGAGTCAGGAAATGTACTTAAACCCGAGAACTCAAACCTAGATATTGATAGAATAAAAGGAACACAGAAGAGTATATACCTAAATGAAGCTAGTCCATTCTATGGATTAGAGGGATACTGCTATGATGGCTATTGGTTCTTTGATTATGGTGTAGGAGCTTTCTACGGACTTAACACAGAAACAGCTAACGCTAACCCTACATTTAAGATAGATAAACGCTCAGGAGTAATTAACTTTGATTCCTCTATGTCAGGAGAGTCATGTATATTAGAGTATGTATCTGATGGAATGGAGGGTGGAGATGATAGCTTAGTTCAGGTTAACAAGCTCTTTGAGGAGTATATATATTCATACATCACGTTTGCTGTTCTTAATGCTAAGTATGGTGTACAGGAGTATTTAGTTACAAGAGCTAGAAAGAAAAAGACTGCAGACCTTAGAAACGCTAAGATACGTATAAGTAATATTCACCCCGGCAGGTTACTAATGAATCTTCGTGGTAGGGATAAATGGATGAAGTAGATGGCTAACACTAAAAGACATTTTATATCGGGCAAGATGAACAAGTCTGTTGACGAGAGACTTCTGCCTAATGGCGAGTACGTTGACGCATTGAATGTTCGCTTAGGCTCAACGGAAGCATCAGAGATAGGCTCTGTAGAGAACGCAAAGGGAAACACTCAGCTTACTACATTAGAGTTTAATGGCACTGCGTTGAGTAATAATGCTAAGTGTATCGGTGTATATGAGGATGGCACTCGTGAGACAATATATTGGTTTGTTCACGACCCCAACTTCTCAGCAGGAGCTATCAATAAGCTTGACCTTATAGTGTCTTTAAATGTAAAGTATGATATACTAACGTATCATGTTGTAAGTGAGCGTGATGGGACAACATCAAGCACTACATTAAACTTCAACCCTACATATTTAATAACAGGTATCGACATGGTAGAGGACCTACTGTTTTTTACTGATGACTACAATGCTCCAAGGGTTATAGATATAACAAGGAACTATCAAGAGCCATCAGGTGGTGTAGACCAATTCACCGAGGAGGAGATACTTGTAATAAAGAAGCCGCCTGTTGAATCTCCAAGTGTTGTGGTTCAGCTTCAAGATGGTGAGGAAAATTATCTTGAAGAGAGATTTCTTTGTTTTGGTTACAGGTATAGATATGAGGGCAATCAATATTCTGCCACATCACAATTTTCAAAACCTGCTTTTATTCCTAGCAGCTTTTTTATTAGCAGTACATCTTTCCTTAATGAAGGAATGGTGAACTCTAAAAATATTGCGACTATATCTTTTAATTCAGGGGGACCTTTAGTGAAAGGTATAGACTTATTATTTAAAGAGTCAAACAGTAATATTATAAAGGTTATCAAGAAGTTTGATAAAAGTAATGATGGGATAGCTGATAATACTATTGTTAATCAAACCTTTGACTCTAATCAGATATTTACAATACTTCCTGACTCAGAGCTATTAAGGCTATTTGACAATGTCCCTAGGTTTGCAAAGGCACAGACCGTAATGGGTAATAGATTGATGTATGGTAACTATGTTGATGGATATGATTTGAAAGATAAAAATGGGAACCCTCTTAGAAATGAATATCAAACCTCACTAGAGGCAATAGAATCACAAATAGCCGCTTTACCTGTAGAGATTGATACTAATACATTTAATATAGATGGAGCATCTTCAGTAGTAGTTGATAGTGTTCTTAGAATAGATTTTGAAGACCAAGAATTGAAAGCGGGAAGTGTTATTGATATTACATTCACAATTGAACACGACCAATTTACAAACTCAGCAAGTCCGGGAAGTGTACCAACACAAAATTCAGGTCAGAAATTTGTTGCTTTCACCTATGTTTTACCATCTGACTTTGCTACAATTAACGATTTAGCTACAAGCACCGACTTTATAGATAGTATAGGTTCAGCTTCCACTATTAAACCTGTATATGATGCTGTTAACCCCACATCATGTAGCGGTATAACATTAACTGATAAGTTTAATTGCTCTATTCCTGATACCTTAACAGGTTCAGGTACTCCGGCTACTTGGACAAAGTATACATCAGGAAGAACTACTGCTATAAACCCTCCTGCTACACCTTCAGCAGGAGAACCTATTCTTATAACATCTAGTGGTGGTAGTGATGATTTGGAGTTAACCATACTAGCAATGAGATGGGTAGACACCCCTACAGGACCTACGTTAAATGCTTATGAGTATTATAATATAATAAGTGCAAACGTAACATTTAGGTCTTCAGAATCATCATTAAGCCTACATAGTAATAGAAACTATGAGGTGGGTATTATATATATGGATGATTTTAATAGGGCTACAACCGCATTGATAAGCTCCCAAAGTAATGGGGTATTTGTCCCTTGTGGTAATTCTTCTTTACAGAATAAGATACAGGTTACTATCCCTTCATATCAGCTAGCACCATCTTTTGCTACAAGATATAAGTTTTGTATTAAGCCTGATAGAGAGGGTTATCAAACAATATATTCTCGGATATATTTTCAAGACCCTATAACAAGCAATACATTTTTTCTTCTTGATGGAGAAAATGCACAGAAGGCAGAGGAAGGAGCTAGGCTTATTGTCAAAAGGGATTCTACAGGAGCACTCCCTTCTTGTACTTATGCCACTGTTCTTGAGAAAAAAGCACAGGTAGAAGATTTTATAACTCCTGATAGCGGTGCGACAGTTCCTGCAGGAGTTTACATGAAGATGTTGGCAAATGATTTTATTGCAATTCTTGACGATGATGATATTATTTCTCCGGGAACAAAATATGTGGAAGAAAATAATTTTACAGATTTCCCCACATTAGTTTATGATAACTTAGGAGGCTTTACTATTCCTGCGGGGAGTACAATAAAAGCGGAGATGACATGGACTAGAGAAGGAAGTTCTGTTTTTGATGTCCCCGGAAATGATTGCTCATTGACTGTAGAGTTTATATCTCCTACTGATTATCCTGATATTGTTGATTGGTTTGATGGAGCTAATATTGAAGATGCTTTTACTAGTGCTTTTAATTCAATACCATTTAATGATTTTACACAAACTATTTATAGGCAACCAAACACAAGCTCAACCACTCCAAATTATGGACTGACAAACGCTCTTAATAATGTGCAATATGTGTGGTATAGGAATGCAGGTGATATACGATTTGTTACTAGAGGCTTGCAGTCATATGGTAACACAAAAAATAGAAGGTCAAAAATTAGTGTTAATTGGGAAATAATTAGAGCAGAAAACACTATTGTTTTTGAAACAGAACCAAGTGATGCGTTACCTGACGTATGGTATGAGTCCTCTGAGTCATATTCGATTGACCAATCAACAGGATACCATGATGGAAACGTACAGCCTCAAAATGCATCTCAACCTGCTATTATAGATACCGACTTTGGGAACTGCTACTCTTTTGGTAATGGTGTTGAGAGCTACAGGATTCGTGACTCAATAAAAGGTAAAGCCTTTGACTTGGGAGAAAGATTCTTTAGCACATCGGCTGAAGACTATCAGGAGGCTGATAGGTTTGCAGCTATTACATATAGTGGTGTATTCAATACTGAGACCAATGTAAACAAGCTCAATGAGTTTAACTTAGGTCTCCTTAACTTTAAAAACCTTGAGGAGTCCTTTGGTGAGATACAGATACTATCAGGTAGAGAGACTGACATACTTACATTACAGGAGGATAAGATATCATATGTCCTTTCAGGTAAGAACCTACTCTCTGATGCCGCTGCAGGTAGTGCAATCACATCAGTACCTGAGGTGCTAGGAACACAGATTGCAAGAGTTGAGGAGTATGGTATCAGTAATAATCCTGAGAGCTTTGTGCAGTATGGCTACGACAATTTCTTTACAGACTCAAAGCGTGGTGCTGTCCTTCAGCTAAGAGGTCAGGGGCAGGCTCAGCAGTTGACAGTAATATCTGAGCTAGGTATGCGGTCATGGTTCAGAGACTTGTTCTTAGGAAAGAATGATACTCAGAAGCTTGGAGCATTCGACCCATATATGAATGAGTATGTGCTATCATCAAATGATACTAAGCTACCTGTAGAGGAGGTCGTATTAAACTGTGGTGTAAAGAGAAGACTTACAGTATCAGCGGCGACACCTGTAAGCTTTACGGTGAATGTGGGTAATACGGTTGGTGTTTGTGATATTGACTATGACATCATATCATTCTCAGACCCCGGCTCAATCACAATCGCTGAGGACTACACAGGAACATCTGTAAATACAGGCACTACAGGTGCAGGGACGTTGGCATTTGCTAAGGACTCGGTATCAGATGACAATGTGGTAATTACATTGACACCTGCATCATCACCTCCGGGAGGAAAGCAGGTTGTTGTTCTCGATATAACGGTAGGGTGTCCTCAAGCACAGGAGATAACGCTGATAGAGGTTTGTGTATCAAAGGATAATCAAGCAGCAAAGACAATACATAATGAGTACCAATGGACTGATGGCTCATTTACATCGGCATTAAAAAGCAAGCAGGTTATATTCCCTTCAGGAGATAGGAACTTACTTACTCCTGAGATTGCTGACTATACAACTATAGTAGCCCCACAAGGTGGAAGTATTATCCCTAACGATGGAGATACGCTAACTATTAGAAGTATTAAAAAGAAAGGTGATACCTACGACTTTGATTTTACAGCACCAACTCCTAATA